CAGCAATTGCTTTAAGATGTTCCACACCCCAACTATGTTGGGAGGTCAATATTTCCCCCTCCTCCCAGATTTTGAGGAGACATCATACACCGATTACGAGTATTCGGATCACAAAAACCCGGCTGTTGCGACCAGCAAGAAAAACTCGCAGATGAAGAGGATCAAGGGTCCCTTCATCAAACCCAGGTTCGAGTGCAGAATGCTCGCTCGACTCCTCAACAAGCCGTGTAGCCAGGATTTAATCCTACGCTGCGGTGGACGAGGGGACGGTTCCGCATTCACTCCCCCCCCACACCTTACCCCGTTGGAGCGTCAGAACTACCCCTTCCGTGACGCAGCGATCCCAACTCTCATCGGCGGCACCGGTGATTGCTGGAAGCAAATCATGCCCCTAGAAGAGCATCCGGAAACTTCGATGACCATGGCCGGATTTGTTGCAAAGCTTCGGGCTTACATCGATCGACACTACCCCGACAATGACATGTTCCGCGAGTCCTTCCTCGGGCAGTTCGTGAAAATTACTCGGCAAGATGACCATGACTACCATCTCGCCGACATTTGGAGAAGCTTCGACGACCCCTTTCCTTTCGGCTTACCGGATTGGTTCACCGCCCGTGATATTTTGGAGGGTGACTGGGAACTGGAACGACAGATAGGTCTTGGGGGCACCAGAACAGCGCTAGCAACTCTCAAGGGAACAATTCACGCTGATGCAGTCATGCAGGAGATTGTAAATCCCATCATGGCTAGACTTGACGATGAAAAGAACCTAGGCTATCTGGATGTTCCACTGGCATTATCAGAGCTCCTAGAGGAGCAGGGCGTTAACGTCACCAGCCAGGGTACAGTTGCTCACGCCCATGCCGCTCACAAAACCATGGAGACAAATGCTTACCGCAACGTCTACCCATCCTACCTAGCGCACGACACTGTTGCTGTCTTTTTCACCAAAGACAGCAAGTTTAACCAGCTGAGCAAGTTGCATAACAACTTCAAGTCTCATCACAATGTCGTGCTGGATCACAAGGATTGGAGCCGCTACGGACAATGCCAGTTGCCAACCACCCTAACTGAGTCGGCCATTCTCCTCTGGGATGTTGGGCAGTATCTAAGCCCGGTTAACATAGCAGCCATCTTCGCCAGGTATCCCTCTGTGCAACGTGTGTACTCTGCGTTCGTGTATGCTCCAGAGAGTGCTCAAGGCCTAAGCAGCATTTACCCAGAGTATTACCAACTGCAGTATAGTGGAGATCAAGTCATTTACAAGATGGAGGGCACAGATCAGGGCGCGTACGAGCAGCCCAGGAACTGTGATTGGTTATTTGAGGCTAGGAACATCTCAGTGGTAACACCACACCAGGATTTCTACCTACATCATGAACCATTGCACTCCAGCCTGACTCACCACCTAGCTGTAACTTCCCGACAAGCCGTACAGGTATCGCGCAAAACTTGGACTTGTGACTCTAGGGATCTAATGCACATACCCCAACCTTGGTTAAACAAGCGGGCTTTTTGTCCAGAGGCAGGTGAGCAACTCGTTCCTCGAGAGTTGTACAACAATTTGTACTGGTACTACGCGGCTAGCAATGTGAACAAGCGCTCAGCTCAGGACGTCTCATTGAAGATTCGTAACTTGAGGGCTTCTCCCAAGTACAGCCACATCAGGCCGGAGACTTGGCGCTTGCTCTTGGAAAGTGTGATAGCAGTTGGAATAGTCAACGCGGATGTCCCACTGGGCAATGAGTTTGACAGTGGAATAGCTGCCTGCATTTGGCGCTACATCCTGACCACTGTGCAAAGTTGCAGTCTGCCAGGACCTTGGGCCGTCGCTTACAGATTGGCTTCAACCATCCTGCCCGCGCTTTTCGGCCTGCCTTGGAAGATAATCAGTTCAGCACTGGCCGTTTACGATGTCGCCAACGCAAGCAATTGGACTGACTTGGGAGTTACCTTGGGAAAGACGGCCTTTTACCTACTAGCCCCAGCACCAGTGGTTGCCACCTTCACAGCCGTGGTGGGCGTCGTCTACATCGCAGCTTACTCAACAAGGTTCTTGGAGCGTCGTGAGCTTAAGTTACAAAGCGAGGTTTTAATGCCTAGGTTCCAACTCACGTACCGTGCATGAGACATCAAGGTCCACTTTGACCCAGCCGACGACGCCAACCCATTCACCATCACCACTTGCCCAATCAACATGTCCTTTTTCATGTTCAAGCGTTGTGAGGAGTGTGGAAGCACCAGCACCAATAGAATTTGCAACAACTGCCAGGTCTGCCCAGAGCATCACATCCAGCAATTGGACCGCGAGCGAGGTCGACACTGGGATTGTTGCTTGGCAGTTGCAGATGGTCAGCGCATCGAAGCCGAGTTTCAGCGATCACAAAAGAAACTCGCCGAGGTGGAGGCTTTAACAAGACCCAATGCAACTGGCAAGCCCAGAGGTGATATTAGACAGGTTCTGGTGCCAGCTTGCGTGCCACGCGAACAACCAGCTCGCCGCCAGAGCAGGGCTCACCTTTCAGCATTCTCTCTCGGCTCCGACACCAGCAGTGAGGCCAGCATTCGACGTTGGGCCCACGCCGTGCACCCAGGCGCGCCTGAGCCCCCACCAGCACCCCTGTCGGTTGCCCCAAGTAGCGAGATCGAGGTAGTTCACCGTGCACCATCTTTGGCACCATCCAGCAGGGAGATTGCAGTCCGCAACTTCAGAGGCCTGGGCCACACCGGCAACATGGACCATCCCCTCTGCAATTGCAAGGAGCACGATGAGGAGCAGGATTGGCCAGGACGAACTTGGAAGCGTTGTGTGGGAGGCAAGTACCATTGGGAGGCAACTGGAAACTCTCGATGCCACCAGTGTCAGGCAGATCCAGTGGTTGCTCAGCTGCATCAAAACACTGTGAACCTCAGCCAGAGGTGTTACATCCACGAGTGCACCTTAATCAAGGAGCACATGGTTCACAGTGCAACACACACCAATTACGTCATCAACCGAGGCAACACTCAGGTTGGCGCTACCCCAAACACGTGCTTGGTGAATGCAATTGCAACTGCAACGGGTTTGCAAACTTCCCTGGTCTGGTCAACTATTTGCGCTATTCTCCCTCAGGAGGCGACCGTCGACCTGCTGCCCTCACCCGGTTTGGACGAGCGATCCCTGCATGCAGCCGGTCTCTTACTAGGCTTCGGGGCTCAACTCCGCACCAAGTTGAGTGGTGTCCCAAAGTACGCTGGTCTCAAGACTGGTGAGCAGTATATCTTCACACTCACCAAAGACAACGGGACACCACATTGGGAGTTCACAGGCGCGGCCCCAGTCGCATTGAAGGGATTGTCAGAGGATAGACCCGCCCCAAACGCTTTGCTGGACAAGTTTCTTGACGAGATGGACAGTTTCTTGAGTGAGCATGATGAACCAATCTTGGGAAACTGGCAGGATGTCTCACTAGACAAGAGCACCTGTAAGCAACTAGTGCGCGAGTTCAAGAATGACACCTTCGGTACGATCAAGAGATTGGAAGGCAAGCGTTACGAGCCTAACTTCACTCAGACCATGGATGCCATTCACGAACACTCATCGCCACGAACGGTGCGCATGAGAGGAATCACAGGTTGCGCCGGATGCGGCAAGTCTGCCCCTTTAAAGGAGTTCCTTCGTGAGAACCAGGCTTGGCAGTCTTGCAAGGGTATTTGGTTGATGTCGGCACCAAGACAGCTCATCCGACAGGATTGGGCTGATGACTTGAAGCTAGGCCGTGGTGGGTACGCGCTCAACACTTTCGAGCAGGCCCTAACCCGCACAGCCCGAGTCCTGATCATTGACGAGCTTTCCTTGTTTCCCCCAGGCTATGTTGACCTGTTTTGCATTCTCAAGCCAAGCATTTCCCACGTGATTCTGCTTGGTGACACTGTGCAGAGCCGGTTCAACAACCCAAACGCTGATAGTTGCTTGAACGAGGCCACAAATGAGGCTGAGCGCTGCTTCGCTCGCTTGGGAGGTAATTACTGCTTTTGGACTCACAGGTCTCCACAGGTGATCGCTGATGCTTATGGTATTCCAACCACTAGCCCAGTTAAAGGCCGTGTCTCACGCACAACCCAGGTTGACAGTCGGTATCCCATCATCGCAGCAACAAATGGCGAGACGGGTAACTTGAACTTCCAGGGTAATAACGCGAGGAATGTTGGGGGCTCCCAGGGCGCAACCTACCACACAGCACAGATCATGGTGACCTCCACGATGCTTCAGCAGCAGACGGCAGGTGACTTCTACAGCGCCGTTGGAAGAGTCACGCACCACCTGATCCTGGTTGAGTCATACGGCCCCGGTTACACTGCGCTCTTGAATACCAGGGCAGATGTCAAGGCAGTCATGGGCTTGACAGGTCCAATTGACTTCCTCGCATTGTTCAACCGACAGCTGGCTGCCTTCAATATCGTCCGCATGGATCCCAAAAAGTTCGCAGACACCACGGCCAAGAGGCTTGCAAAGCACAACAAGGTCAGCCGCATCAGGAACATGCGACAGGCTTTGTCCTCAGGGTCGAGTGTCACTCGTGCTAATGGTCAGGCCACTGCCGAGCCTTGCTGGACCGACCGCGCCCCACCAACCTTGGAGGTTTTGCTCAACAAGGAGACTTACACCCTTGAGCCTAGTTGCAGGGCACCGGAGCCACAGGAGCAGCGACAGATCGAGCGGACACACTTGCCCCGAGCAGATCCTGCTAGAATCTTGGACCAGGCCTTGGACGGACTAACCTACCGGGAGCAGCGTGAGGTGTTAACTGATGCAGGAATGACAAGCTGTTTCACTGAGCGCCAGAACCCTTCAGGTATGCCCACGGAGCAGCTTTTCCCGAATCAGCGCGGCAGTGACCCGATCCTCTTCCCAGTCACCATCAAAAAGCGTCTGTCATCTGGCACGGCGGAGGACAACCTTGGCGACTTGCACAGCTCAGATTGGAAGGCTCAGATCCTGTTCGACCACCTCGCTAGTTACCTTGGCTTTCAGAAGTTTCCCGAGCGCCTGGATGTGGAGTTGTTTGAGCGGTGCATCTTCGAAACTGAGTTCCGCAAGCTGACAACTAAGACCCAGCAGACCTTACTCAACAACACCAAGCGCGGAGACCCTTTCTGGAAGTTCAACTTCGTCGACCACTTCGTTAAGTCACAGCTTAAGGCAAAGTTGGAGACATTGGGCAAGCCAGCCAAGGCAGGACAAAGCCTAGCTACGTGCCAGGACTCAGTGATCCTCCTTTTCGGCCCAATGGTCAGATACTTGCGATTTAAGGTGATGCACCAGTTCCCGCCAGAGCTGTATTGCAATTGCGAGAAGACCGCCGACGACTTTGACCGCTGGGCACGAGAGCACTGGATTGATCAGGAGAGCACAGAGAGCGATCTCGAGAACTTCGACTCAACACAGCGCGGTGACAGTTTGGGAATCGAACTCAAGCTAATGTACCACTTCGGCTTGGATCGAAGCCACATCGCCCTCTTTGATCAGTTCATGGGGGACTGCCGCACCTTGCCGGAGCTTTACCTCTTCTGGAAGACGCACATTATCTCGTCCGTCATAGGCCTCAAACAAACGGGCCGTGACACTGGTGAGCCGGGTACTTATGATTTTAATACGTACTACAACCTGGCTTTAACCATACTAATGTACGCTCTCCCACGCGGGATCCCGTTGGCTGTCGGTGGTGACGATATGAGTGCCAATCGCAGGTTGACCCTTTCCCCATTCTGGTTGAAGATAAGGTCAAAATTTCTCACAGTGGCCAAGGTTGAGTACACAGTGCGACCTAGTTTCTGTGGTTATTACCTCACCTCCCATGGAGCTTACCGCAACCCACGGTTGCTGGCGCTCAAGACTATGTATCACATGGATCAGGGCACCCAGCATTTGGTGGATCTCTCCTACGCCGG